GGCGTGTCGGGGTACAAGGCTGGTTCTACTAAGCCTTCTTCGATGTCCGCTGACACTAAAAAGGGCCGTAGTGGTGGAGGCAAAGTTTATGACTTTGCCCGTAACGAACTTCTTGGTGTAGATGACTTTGGTCGTGCAGGTAAGAATTTGCGCAAAGGTAATTACGGCAAGGCTGCGAAGTCTGCTGGCGCTGGTGTTCTTGAACTTGGTTCAAGCATTGCCACTATCTTTGGTATTGGTGCTGGTGCAAAGGCTGCTATGGCTGCTGGTAAGGCTGCTAAGGGTGCCAAGGGTGCGTCTAACTTGAAGTATTACAAGAATCTTGCTAAAGGCAAACAGTCTCGTAATTATGGCAAGGTAGTCCCAACTACTAGCAAGGTACGCAAAACTACCAAGTCTCAACAGGCCAAGGCTTATAATTATTATTCCAATTTAGGTAAGCCTGCAGCAAAGACTGTTGCGAAGACTGCAAAGAAATCCGCTCCAGCAGTTCCAACAGTTGCCAAGCGCAGTCCTCGTGTTGCCAAGACTGTTACTAAGCCAATGGTGAAGAGAACTTCGAAGCCTTTGACTTCGAAGGCTGTTGTAAAGACTGCTGTGAAGAAAGTTCCAAAGAAATCTTCTGTCAAGAAAAGACCTGGCATTTCTGATGGTTATGGCAACGGAGTGAAGCCTATTAAGTAACAAACAGGGCTATTGGTATGAACCAAACGGCCAAACTTGCTCATACTCTATACGGGGAGCCAACTACTAAGCACTCCCGTCTTGCCCATGCAGAGGGCGCTCGCCTTGCTGCTCCATCAGGCCCTTATATTGGGCGTAATCGTTGCATAGCCAAGGATGACACATGTGAGGGCCCAAAGGCCCGTGGGACAGATTTTTGTATCGGACATCTAAGAAATAAGGGTGAGGCTTAATGGCAATAACGCTTACGACATTACGTTCGCAGGTTAGGGATATGGCTGACCTTGATGAGACGGATTTGTCTAATACGATTATTGACCAGTTTGCTCGTGAGGGGTTCCAACGCATTTATGCGTTAGAACGTCGTTGGCCGATATTGCAGGAAACATATACTTTTAACACTGTTGCTAATCAGCGTGAGTACACAATATCTACAATCGGGGATATTCGAGAAATTATCTCTGTTGTGGACACGTCTACTCAGGGCGCCAGGCTTAGTTTGATTGATTACAACGATGCCGAACAAATTTGGTTGGGCAACCTTGACACTCCTAGCCGACCATACTTTTATGCTTTTTGGGATAAGAAGTTATTTTTGTGGGCCAAGCCAGACATTGTGTATCCAATGACTGTTCGAGCATTTCGTAATCCTGTTTACACTTGGTTAAGCAACGTCAATGAGAACATTGACTTGGATGAGTTCTTTCACGCTATCCTGCCCTACTTTGTTCTTGCTCGTGTGTATCAGCGTCAAGAAGACTCCGACTTAGCGAACATGTATATGAAGTCGTTTGAAGAAGGTGTGGCATTTGCTCGTCGTGACTTGATGAAGGCATCAAGTGCACAGCCTGTTGTGATGTCTGGTGGACGACAGTATCCAACGATGAAGCGTTGGTTGCAGACTCTTGGTAGGACGCTGTAATGCCACAATTAGTTATTGAACGATACGACGACTTTACTGGTGGTCTGAACCTTCGGGCAGACCAGTTCCAGTTGTCCAAGAGCGAGTCTCCTGACATGTTGAATGTTGAGATTGACCCTCGTGGTGGCTTGTTTAGCCGTGGAGCGTTTAGGGAGATTAACACGACTGGTGTGTCTGGTACTTGGGCTCCGAAGCGTCTTACATGGTTTAAGGGTACTTCACAGTATTTGATGTTGACTACCGAGACATCTGTGTATCAGGGTACTGGTACAGATTTTACTCGTTTGGATTTTGGTTCTGGTACACCTATTGTTTCTGCTAGCACTAATGGTTCATCGCTTGCCCAGTGGGGCAAGACGATGTACATTACGACTGGACAAGCCGGCGTTGCAACGTATGAGTGGGAAGTTGCTAATACGTATGCGACTGCTCTGACCGCAAGTGGACCAACGTGGCAGGCTTATGTGAGTCCTGTCGGTGGATATTTTCCTAAAGCAGAACACACAATTCAGCACACAAACAAAATGTTTGTTGCACACACAAAAGAAAATGGTGTTGTTTACCCTAATCGTTTGCGTTGGTCTCACGAAGGTTTGCCTGAGGATTGGCTTGAAGCTGATTTTATTGACTTTAACGGTGGTGGGGATGGCATAACAGGTCTTGCTGTTGTTGCAGGACATTTGGTTGTGTTTAAGCCACAGGCTATTTACGTTTTGTTTGGGTATGACTCAACTGACCACAATGTTGTTGAGTTGTCTTCTAACCTCGGTGTGGACTTGCCAACTCATATTGCATCGTCTGAACAGGGCGTGTACTTTTATGTTGGTTTTAAGGGATTGTTTTACTACAACGGAAACACTGTTGTTGACTTGTTTCAGAACCTCAAGGCTGTGTATCCACTTGGATACATTAATAGTAACTACAGCAGCAAGATAAGCGTGTCTTATGTTAACCGTAGGGTGTGGCTGGCTATCCCGTACTCTACTGGTGTTGCCGCTACAGAAGTAACTACTGATTTGATTTACGACCCTAGCATTGGTCAGAACGGTTCTTGGAACAGGCTGTCCTCTGCAGACGGATTTGGTCTTGTGGGTGGGGCGGATTTTAAAACAACTGCTGGTGTGAGCATACCTGTGCTTGCGCATCCAACACTCCCGAGAGTGTTGGAGGTGGAAATTTTTTCATCTGAAACAGATTTTATTAGTCAGGCAGAAGCAAACTTTTCTACCTATTACCGGACAGGTTGGGTTGACGGAAACAACTATTCGATGAAGAAGATGTTTCGCAGACCAGATTTTGTTCTTAAGCAGGTAGACACGCAACGTACATTGAATGTCAAAGTCTTTCACAACTTTGAAGAAGCTACTGGCAACGAGCGCAAGAGTATTGATATTGTGCTTCCTGCTTCTGCTAGTGGTGGACAGTGGGGAACAATGCTTTGGGGAACTGGTACCTGGGGTGTTATTGCCAAAGGTGCAGAGGTTCGTCGTGGTTCTAATCTCGGATTAGCACGATGTGTGCAACTGTTGTTTACTGGTCCGACTGGTGGCGANTGGGGCATTGACAGTATTGCCTACAAATATAACAATCGAAAGGTCACTGGATAATGGCTCTAACTATTCCGAATACATTTGTTGACGCAACTATTGCCGAAGCCTCTGAGGCTAATGGCAATTTTACTGCTGTCAAAAACTTTGTTGATGCATTACAAGCAGGCACAAACTTTACTGCTGGAGCAATTCAAACTGCTGCTATTGCTGATGGTGCGATTACTTCTATTAAGCTGGCTAGTCCTGTGAGTGGTGATAGTGACCAGATTGTATTGGGGACATCAATATTCTCATGATGGAACCACTATCAATCCCTGCTGTAACGACACTCAATTCTTCGGATGCTGTTGCTATTCGTGTGATTGTGTCTGCGTTGATTCAGGCNATTGATTCTATGCGTAAAGACATTGAAGAGTTGAAGAAGCGTCCTATTCCTAGTAAAGATACTCGATACAAAGGTAATTTCTAATGGCATTTAATCCAGCAGAATACGCAGCCCGTTTGCAGGCTCTGATTAGTGGTTTCAACAGAGAGAGCAGTCGTTCTCTGTATGACAACCAAACTATGAACCAGTCTGCTCGTCGTGCTATTGCAGATGCGAACACGCAGTATGATAGGCAGGCACCACAGTTGGTTGCTGGTTATGGTCGTAGTGGTCGTAATACCGCAAACGTGAAGAGTGGTGCATTTGCTAGCGCAATGCAGGACTTTGCCAAAGACCGTGTTGATAAGACTGGTCAAGCGCAGGGTGCGCTTGATACGAGTAATGCTTTTTATCAAGGTGATTTAAGCAATCGACGAGCACAGCTTGCAGATGACAAGAATCTTTTAGCACAGCAGAAGGCTCAGCAGATTGCTGAGGATGCAGGACAGATATTGCAATATAGAGCAGGAGCATACGCATGAGTCATCAGCCATATCACAAAAATACAGTTGTTGCACAGGTGCCGAAGCCATCTACTCTTGGTGTTACCACGTATCCGACTAAGAATTGGTCTTCTATTGCTAAGGAAAATAATATGCCGCAAGGTTATATTACGGCAACTTCTGACCCAACTGGGAAACGTAACAAAGCTTATTTGGATACATTTAATGTTGACCAACCAGCTCCACAGGCTCCTCCAGTTAACCCTTTTGGGTCTGGCGGTATTCAGGGTTTGATTGCATCTCTTCGTAATAGTGGCGGAGGTTCTAGTACAGCGGCTGCAGATGCTTTGGCTCGTGACAGGTTTAATGCTGAGCGTTCTGATGCTAATACCGCTTCTGCTACTTCTCTGCGTGCTTTGCAAGGTTTGCAGGGTCGTCTTGCTTCTGGTGGATACCGTGGTAACGCTGACACTTTGCTCGACTTGATTAGAGGACAAGATGAGACTGGACAAGCTTCTATCTGGGATAACTACAACACTGGGATTGGCAATATCAATGCTGGGTATGATACTGCTCAAGGTTTAGTTAACACTGGTTACGGGGATTTGAATCAGTATCTTGGTGCTAATCAAATTAACCCTTATGCGAACGTTCAACAACAGGTATCCCCTGTGAATAACGCCATGGCTAACTATCTGAGTGCTTATGGTGTTTCTAATGACCCTGTTAGTCAGCAGGTTCAGGCTTCTCAGATAGCTAACCAGGGAGGTGCTGATGCGTTTAATCAGTTACAGCAGTTGATGTCCGCTAATCAGTTGGCAAACAATCAGTCGAATCTTGATGTGTCACGTATGGCACAGAACTATGCAACTACTGGTCTTGGCTCTCAACGTGCTGCGTATCAGGCGAACGCTGATACGGCTCGTACAAGCGCGATGAATCAATTGATGGACCAAATTAACCAGGCACGTTTCGGTGTTGAGGAGGGTGTTGGTACTCGTAGGAATGCACTTGAGGAAGCCATTATTAATGCTGGTGGTAGTACTAGTGCTACTGCTGCAGATGTGAACCCTGATACTGGACGTGTTGAGACAGGTCCTGCTGCTTCTGGTCCTAGCAGTACTGGACAGCCTGTTGCTCCTGGTAGTGCTTCTGCTCGTGCACAGCAGGTTGCTGCCGCACCTGACAAGTATCCAAACTTTAAGGCTGCTTTGGCAGACATGAATCCTAATTACAAGTTCACAACTATGGCTGCTGCGAAGAAGGCTTTCAAGCCTCTTGC